TTGATTCAGGTGCAAAGTTGACGACCACTCTTTGCATATGTTTACGAATACCTGCGTCATTAAATGTTAGATCAGGGCTACGGTATTTAGCCATAATAGCTGTACCATCAAAATCATTACCTGATTCTTGCCTATATATGTATCCGTTTGCGTAATCTCCGTGCAGGATTATAACATCTCCTGCTTTTACAAAACTATCAGTACATGAAGGTTTTATGCCTCGCATCTCAGAAAACTCAAAAGCTTGACCCTTCATAACGCACATAACACCTTTAGTAGAATTTTGTCCTGTGCCATCCTTAGTGAAGAAAATACGATACTGTGTCTTATCTGGTATTACTACACTTTCAAACTCAGAAGCACTAGACAGGTTATCATCAAAGATAGACTGAACATTTGCACTTATTGTACCTAGTTCAACGTCACCAATTCTAGCTGTACCTGCAACGGTACGTAAGCCATCTGGTCCTAAGAAGATTAAGTCACCTGCAAATTCTTGAATAGTATCGCCATTAATGCAGCCAATGCTTCTCGTAACAGGTGTAATAGCAAAGTCACTTGATGTACTCCCTGTTAATTTAAAGATCCTGTTTTCACAAAATATAAATAAACTATCACGGAAAACTTTAAGACCTGTTATAGTAGCGTCAACTTTAATGCTTCCTGCGCCACTACCTGAGTTAAAGGCATCTTCGTCAGCAGGTTGACTAAACACTAATGTTTGAGGTGTGCTAGATTTACCTGCGTAGAACATGTGGTTCTTAAAAGCAGCTACAAATTTAGATCCTTCAACCGTACTTTCAGTTACATCTGTTGCTGCTAGTGAGCTATTAAAAACAGTAGGATCATTAGCTCCGTCTACTACTATTATCTTATCTGTACCGTCAAAGTTAAAGCGTTCAAAGTTATACTTAGCTGCGCTTGTTCTTCCACTATCTCTACTTGTCCAACTTGAGCCACCTGCTGTAGCACTGTAGATGCTAGTTCCTCTTGCAGCAATTACATAGTCACCAAAAGTTGCAATCATTAAAACTTTTTCACTAGAAGAACTTGTGTAAGGAACAACGGCACTAACGTATTTACTAAAGCCGTTTATTCTTCTGTAGCCACCTTCAATGTCAGGCTCAAAGTTTTGTAGTTCTAGTGCTTCTCCTGCTTGCATCATAAAGGTAGACCTGTTTAAGACTAGTCCACCTTCACAGTTAAATGCAACAGGCTGCACCTGTGACATATCAGGCATTAGATTACTCCAAGGCTAGTAGTTATTTGTCCATGCATTGTTCTAGGTATATAAGTTGACCTAACGTAATCAAATTTATTTA